GACAGCCCCCACCCAAATCGCGTCCCACCTTCGATTTTCTCCGGGGGTATATTTCGATTTGGGTTTTGGCTTGCCCCAGCCCAATTAGTTCTCACGCCTGTTTCTCGCTCCTTTCCAGGCGAGGGTTGGGGCAGGCGAAAACTCAGATCGAAGTATTAGAAAGGATGCGAAATGGCAAAAAAGAAGACTAAAACTCCTCGAACCCCCGAGGAAGCCGAACGAATGGCTATAGTTGCCGCCATGGACGTTGCAACTCAGCAGATTCTTGACGGCACCGCGAGCAATTCGGTGATCCTACATTTCCTGAAGCTGGGCTCTAGTCGTGAAAGACTGGAACAAGCTCGGCTTGAGGCTGATACAACACTCGCCAAGGCGAAGGTCTCGGCGCTCGAGTCGGCTGCTCGTACCGAGGAGCTGGTGCAAGAAGCGCTGGCGGCGTTCAAGGTATATTCTGGAGATTCAGATGCGGAGTTATGACGAACTCAGGCACCTACACACATTTGAAGAGCGGCTCGAGTATCTTGCCCTCGATGGAGCATTTTTCGGCGAGACTTTTGGTGGATCCAGGTGGTTGAACCAGAGTTTTTACCAAAGCGATATTTGGCGAGATGCTCGCACTCGAGTGATCGCGAGAGATCTTGGATGCGATCTCGGTCTCGAGGGTTATGAGATTCACAACGGCATTGTCGTGCATCACATCAACCCTCTGACCCCACGTCAGTGTGAGAATTTCGACCCATGCCTGTGGGACACCAATAATCTCATATGTGTGAGCCGAGATACTCATAATGCAATCCACTACGGAACCAATCCATGGGCTCTCGACAATTTCGATCCAAGATCACCCGGCGATACAAAACTATGGTAGGAGGCTAAATGTCAGTTCTACACGACACAAAAGTCTACCTCGGGTTGATTGAGGATGACCCGTCATTTGACAGCGAGATCAAGGACGCTATTGACAACGCTTTGGCAACTGCGTCTCAGCTGAACCACGAGGCGGGCGCCGTCCAATCTTCCGAGGCAGATTACCCCGCCACTCCATTCGGGCGAATCTTGCGCCAGTATGTGAACTACTCAGTTCGACTGACGTTTGATCCACCGCAGACCTCATTTTCAATCAAGGCTATTGAGGCTCTAAAGCAAGAGGCGGAATGGCGGCTCACCATTCAGTGATTGGAGAAACCATGAACGAAGAAACTCTGTCTCACTACGGCGTCCTCGGTATGAAGTGGGGCGTCCGTAAGAAGACTGAATCCTCTTCTGGAGGCGGACTTCGGTCTGTTGAAGAGAAGCGTAATATCGGTGAATCGATCAACGCTGAGGCCTTCAAGAAGGAACGTGCCAAGGCCGAGAAGGCTGCTGAGAAGGAACGCAAGAAGCACGAATCCGAGCTGAAGAAGGCTGCTAAGGCTGCAGCCGCTGCGGCTAAGAAGGGTGCACGTGCAGTCGCTCAAAAGCACGCAGCGAATAAGGCCAAGCGGGCTCAGGAGGCTACCGAACGAGCACGTAAGAAGCTCGAGAACCAGAAGCTTCGGGACGCGCGAAAGGCAGAGACCGAGCGCAAGAAGAAGCAGAAAGAAGCCGAGCGAGCCGAGAAGAAGGCAGCTAAGGAAGCCGAGAAGAAGCAGAAGGAACTGGATAAGCAGCGGGTTCCTAAGGGCGGCATCACAGCTGCCATGCGGAAGGAAACTCCTCGGCGTCTGTCTTCGACAGATTTGATCGAGCAGAACAAGCGTCTGAATCTCGAGAAGCAGAATTACGAGCTTAAGCAAAAGCTCAAGGAGTACGAAAATCAAAATAGAAGTGTACTGTCCAAAACGGCGGACCTATTCGTTGACGAAGCTCGAATAAACTTGACGAAGTATGCTGCTAATACAGCGGCCAACATGCTCACTGCGGCCCTTGACTCCAAGCTTAAGGGCACTGAGTATGAAGGCATTGCTGCAATGGCTAAAAACGCCTTTAACATCAACGCCATCATCGAGAATGCCGTTGCTAAGAAGGATAAGAAGAAAGATAAGAAGAAGGATAACAACTAGGTATGGCACTATCCAACACTGCCACACCAAAGTATTACGCCCAATTTCGCGACAAAGTTCTCAAAGGTGAAATCCCGGTATCCCATACAATCGAGATGGAGATGAACCGGATTGACGACCTTATAGCGAATCCAAGATATTACTACGACGATAAGGCTATCGATGGATTCATCGCGTTCTGTGAGAACGAAATGACTCTTGTTGACGGTAGCGATCTAACCCTGCTAGATTCATTCAAGCTATGGGCTGAATCACTTCTTTCGTGGTTCTACTTCGAAAGAGTGACAAAGTTCATTCCTGACGAAACGGGGCATAACGGTAGGTATGTTCAAGTCGACGTCAAGAGACGATTGGTCAACAAGCAATACCTTGTTGTCGCGCGCGGTGGTGCCAAGTCTATGTATATGGCGTTTATTCACGCTTACTTCCTGACAATCGACCCCACGACAACACACCAAATAGCCACGGCGCCCACTATGCCGCAGGCTGAGGAAACACTGTCCCCTATTAAGACTGCTATCGCGCGCAGTCGGGGACCTCTGTTCAAGTTCCTGTCAGCGGGCACCGTTCACGCAACAGTAGGGATGAAGGTTAATCGGTCTTTGCTCACCCCAACTAAGAAGGGGGTTGAGAACTTCTCGACGAACTCTCTTCTCGAGGTTCGCCCGATGAATGTCGACAAGCTTCAGGGCTTGCGATCTAAGGTGAACACAATCGATGAGTGGCTGTCTGGAGATGTCCGGCAGAACGTCATCGCTGCTCTTGAGCAGGGTGCGTCTAAACTCAACGACTGGGTGATCCTTGCTGTCTCGTCCGAAGGCACCGTCCGAAACGGGGTCGGCGATTCCATCAAAATGGAATTACTTTCGATCCTTAAGGGCGAGTATTATGACCCCCACACGTCGATCTGGTATTACCGACTAGACGACGTGAGTGAGGTCGGGGATCCAAACATGTGGCTTAAGGCACAACCTAACCTCGGGAAGACTGTGTCTTATGACACATACCAACGAGACGTCGCTAGGGCTGAGAATGTTCCGTCTGCAAGGAATGACATTCTTGCGAAAAGGTTCGGCATCCCGTGTGAGGGATACACATACTTCTTCAAGTACGAAGAGACTATTCCTCACAACCCAAGAGAGTTCTGGCAGATGCCTTGTGCTATGGGTGCGGACCTATCGCAAGGCGATGACTTCTGTGCTTTTACGTTCCTGTTCCCTCTGTCGACTGGCGACTTCGGTATTAAGACTCGCGCGTACATCACGACGCGAACGTTCGACAAATTGCCGGCGGCAGGCCGTGCTAAGTATGAGTCTTTCATCCGAGAAGGTTCCCTCCAAGTGATGGACGGGACTATTCTCGACATGATCGAGGTCTACACAGACCTCGACGAATACATTCTCAGGTCTGAGTACGACGTTCGAGCATTCGGGTACGACCCGTACAATGCTCGAGAATTCGTGGAACGCTGGGCGACTGATAACGGACCCTACGGCATCTACAAGGTCATTCAGGGCGCACGCACCGAGTCGGTTCCGTTGGGTGAACTCAAGAGTCTGGCTGAAGACCGAAGACTCATCTTCGATCAGGAGCTATTCTCATGGGCAATGGGCAACACCATCACCCTTGAGGACACTAACGGCAACAGGAAAATCTTGAAGAAACGAATGGATCTCAAGATTGACAGTGTGGCTGCCTTGATAGACGCCTGGGTAGCCTACAAAAACCAACTCGACGATTTCAACTAACGAGAGGAGGTACTATGGGTATTATGTCACGGTTGGCGCGGGCGTGGAATGTGTTCGCACACGATCGCCCGGAACGATATGCGCGTAGTAATTACAGCGAATACCGGCCAAGCTACAGGTCATTTGGCTCTACAAACCTAGTCCAAACACTCTACAACAAGATTGCTTTGGACGTGGCGAACACTCCAATTCGCCATGTAAAAGTAGATCAAAATGGTAGGTATGACAGTGAGAGGGATTCGTCTCTGAACGAATGCTTGTCTCTGATGGCAAACATCGATCAGACCTCGAACGCTCTGATCTACGAGCTTGTCTACACGATGCTCGAAACCGGTAGCGCAGCTCTGATTCCAGTCGACACTGACACCGCTCTGAACGAGGAAGGCTCATTCGATGTCTTGTCTCTTCGAGTTGGACGGGTCGAGTCTTGGTACACAGACTCAGTTGACGTGAATCTGTATAACGATCGTAGTGGAAAACGGGAAACTATTCGAATTTCCAAGAATTCCGCAGCAATCGTATACAGTCCCCTATATGATGTCACAGCCAGTAACAACTCGTTGGCGAATCGACTAGCTCGAAAATTAGACGCGCTTGACGCGATCGACAATTCTGCTCTCGGTAAGAAGTTGGATCTGATCATCCAGCTTCCATACTCAGTTCGAGGCGAACTTCGGCAGCAGCAAGCTGAGACTCGGCGTGAGGCAATTGAACAGCAGCTCCGAAATTCGGAGATCGGCGTGGCATACGTCGATGGTGCTGAGAAAATCACGCAGCTCAACCGTCCGGTTGAGAATAATCTGCTTGATCAGGTGAAATACCTGTCTGAACAGTTGTACAACGCTCTCGGTTTTACTGAGAGTGTGTTTAACGGCACGGCTGATGCTGAAACCAACTTGTCCTATTACAACAGGACAGTCAAGCCGATTCTCGACACTATCACAAAGTCTGCGACAATGGTCTTCTTGACGAAGACCGCTAGGTCGCAGGGCCAGCGGATTATCTACGTGAGGGATCCATTCGCGGCCACGTCACTGGACTCGATTGCATCCATGGCGCAGACGTTCATCACCAACCAGGTGATGACGCCGAACGAAATCCGAAGCATCATCGGTTTGCCGCAATCCACCGATCCCAAGGCGGATCAGCTGGCGAACCCATACACGAGTTCCGCAAACGCGGAACAACGTTCCAACCAGGAGGTTCAAAATGACAGCGCCGGATGAAGTCGCAGACTTTGACGGCTGGGCGACTGTGGCCGGAGTTAGGTGTTCCGATGGGCGAGTTATTGCTCATCAGGCATTTGAACAGAACGACGGGGCAGTTGTCCCCCTCGTTTGGCAGCACGGCCACGATAATGTGACCAATGTGCTCGGCCACGCTCAGCTCGAGAAGAAGCCTGAGGGTGTTTACGCCTACGGTTTCTTCAACGGATCTGCTCAGGCAGATCATGCTCGCGAACTAATTGAACACGGTGACGTCACCGCCATGTCGATCTTTGCCAATCACTTGAAGCAGGACGGCAATGTTGTCAAGCATGGCAACATCGTCGAGGTCTCTCTGGTGCTGAAGGGCGCGAACCCCAAGGCGACCATTGAGAACGTGTCTATGGCTCACGGCGACGGCGAAGGCTATTCGGCGATCATCAAAATGGGTGATGGCGATGCCGTTCACGAAGACTTCGAAGGGTCTGAGGATTCCGAAGACTCCGAAGACGAGTCTCCAAACGGAGACAAGACCATCGGAGAGATTCTTTCGACTCTCTCCGAGGAGCAGATGGAGGCGGTCAATTACCTGATCGCAGCCGCTATTGACAGGGAGTCTGAAGACTCCGAAGACACCGACGAAGAAAACAATGAAGGAGACGACATGAAGCATAACGTCTTTGAAGGGGACAAGGCTCCTGAGAATGTGCTGTCCCACGCAGATTTCGCTGAGCTCGTTGCGACGGCCAAGCGAAACAACTCCACCCTGCTCGAGGAGCTTAAGCACGCTGACTACGGTATCGAGAACATCGGCTACCTGTTCCCTGACGCCAAGGCCATTACTGACGAGCCAACCTTTATCGATCGCGACCAGTCTTGGGTCTCGGTTGTCATGAACGGCACGAAGCACTCGCCATTCGCTCGCATCAAGTCTGTCTTTGCGGACATCCGTGACGACAAAGCAAGGGCGAAGGGTTACGCCAAGAAGGCTCAGAAGAAGACCGATGAGGTCATCAAGCTTTTGACCCGTATCACCTCGCCCACCACGATCTACAAGAAGCAACGACTGGACCGCGATGACATTGTGGACATCACCGACTTCAACGTCGTCGCCTGGCTCAAGGCCGAGATGAAGGGTAAGCTCAGCGAGGAAATCGCTCGGGCCATCCTCATTGGTGATGGCCGCCAGATGACCGACCCCGACCGTGTTGATGACGAGGCGATCCGCCCCATTCTCAAGGAGAACGATCTCTACGCGATTCACAAGTCGCTTGAGGCCAACACCACCGATGAGACGCTTGTTGATGACATCGTCATGGCGTCCGCGGATCTCGAGGGCTCCGGCTCGCCGACCCTGTTCATCTCGAAGAAGCGTCTAGTCAAGATGCTCCTCCTGAAGGACAAGAATGGTCGCCGTCTCTACGAGACCGAGGCTTCGCTCGCCGGCGCTCTCGGAGTCTCCAAGATCGTCACGGTCCCCCAGTTCGATGGCTTTGAGCACGAGATCAAGGGCGCGAACCACGAGCTGCTGGCGATCGTCGTGGACCTCAAGGATTACACAATTGGTTCTAACGCAGGTGCGGAGCTCGGCATGGCCGAGACTTTCGATCTCGACTTCAACCAGTACAAATACCTTGCCGAAACGCGTATGTCGGGCTCGCTGACTGCTCCGTACTCGGCTCTTACGATCTCGCGCAAGAAGGCATGATCCAATGTCACGATTCAGCGGTAAGCTGGGTTTCGTGACGACTCAGGAGACAGAGGAAGGTGTTTGGCTCGAGAATATTGTTGAATTTCCGGCGAAGGGGACTATTCGTAGTCTCTGGGTCAGGAACGATAACAACGCCTCGGTCAACACTGACCTCCGTCTCACCAACGAGATCAGCGTTCTGATAGACACCAAGATCAAGACCAATTTAGAGGCCCTGAAGTATGTAGTATGGAAGGGTTCAAAATGGGAGGTACAGTCCATTGGCGTGAATTATCCACGGCTTACCATCAATCTAGGCGGTCTGTATGCGCACGTATAAAGACCTCCTACATCTACTTCAACAAGCGGCCCAGCACAACCGAGTGTATTTCCAACCTCCAGAGAATCTGAAGATTGGGTATCCTGCGATTGTCTTCCACTTGTCGAAGATCGAAATTGACCGTGCTTCCGACGTACCCTACAAGGGTGCTAAAGAGTACTCGGTCACTCTCATCACCAAGGATCCAGAGCCAGACGTGATCGACGAAATCCTCAAGATCCCGTATTCGTCTTTGGATACGACATACATCTCCGACGGAATGAACCATTTCGTCTTCACGGTTTACCTTTAAGGAGGGTATCCTATGGCACAGATTAAGTGGGACGAAGAGGGCTCCCATTTCTATCACACTGGCGTTAACAAGGGCGTTCTGTTCCCCTTCGATAACACTCAGAACCGATACGGTACTGGAGTTGCCTGGAACGGTCTTAAGACTGTCACGGAAACTCCCGAGGGCGACGAGTCCTCGGACATCTACGCTGACAACCTGAAGTACCTGACCCTGATGTCGGCTCCGTCGTTCAAGCTCACGATCGAGGCTTACACCTATCCGGATGAGTTCGCCATCTGTGACGGCACCGCTCAGCTGGTTAAGGGTGTTAACCTCGGTCAGCAACCTCGTACTCGCTTCGCGTTCTCCTATTGCACGAAGCTGGGTAACGACACTAAGGGCGATGCTTACGGCGAACTGCTGCACATCATCTACGGCGCCACGGCGTCTCCTTCCGAGCGCGCATACAATACAGTCTCCGACTCTCCCGAGGCGATTTCGTTCTCCTGGG